CAAGGCTCCATTCCGTAAGCCGGACCGCCAGGGTCCCAGACACAGAGGTACGACATGAAGGTATTGATTGCAGGTGGTGGCATTGGTGGGTTGGCCGCGGCGGCCGCGCTGCTGCAGCGCGGCGTGGACGTCGAGGTCTACGAGCAGGCGTCCGAGCTCAAGGAGGTGGGGGCCGGTATCCAGATCAGCCCCAACGGCAACAAGGTGCTCGACGCGCTGGGGGTTTTTCAGACCTTGAAAAGCCTCTCCTGCGACCCGGAGCGCAAAGAGTTTCGCCTGTGGAACAGCGGCAAACCCTGGCCCATGTTCACGCTGGGCAAGTCGGTCATTGAAAAGTACGGCTATCCGTACCTGACGGTGTACCGGCCCGATCTGCACCAGACCCTGGCCGATCGCGTGCGCGCCCTCAAACCCGACGCCATCCACCTGAGCAGCGGGGCCGCGGGCTGTGAGCAGAGCGCAGCGGGCGTCACGCTGGTGTTGCGCGACGGCCGGCGCGTGGCGGGGGACGTGCTGATCGGCGCGGACGGCGTGCGCTCGGTGGTGCGCAACACCTTGTGGGGGCCCACAGACCCCGGGTTCTCGGGCATGGTGGCCTGGCGCGGTCTCATTCCCATGGAGAACCTGAACCCGACTGAGATAAATCCATGGGGGTTGGCTTTATAAATCGGGATTTTGTAGGACTGGGTGGGATTGGCCGGGATTATTGTTTGCAATTCATTTGCAGATACAGCAAAAGGATAAGTGCCCGGAAAATCGACATTTTCAGGTCAGCGCACCGCTGAGCCAGTCGTCCAAAACATCGGTGATCGCCTGAACATCTTGAGCGCCCAAGGTGCCGGATTTGGGATCGGCAAAAAGTAGGCCGCGCCTTGGCATGTTGTCTGTGCCGAACTCGTGATAAGTGGCATAGGCCTTGTCGAACCCCACACGCAGCACCATGGCGGGGCCAGCGCCTTGCACTTTCCACTGCGGGCCAGTTCGGTCCCACATTGCCCCCGTGCGGTCCAGCAGCTTGCGGCGTCCGTCGGCCGGATACGTGGCAATGGTGCTGGGTGCCCAGTCTGACCAGCGCGCGCCGTCGGGGTCTTTGAGCGTCTCGCGGCGGTCGCGAATCTTGTTTTCCAGCACCGCGCCCAGGTCTTGGAACACCGGGCGCAGGTTGCCCAGGCGTTTTTGGAGCTGTTGCAAACTGCTGTCAAACGCAACTGTGTCTGTGGTGACTTCGATCATGGGCGTGGGGCGGGTGGTGGCAAATCATCCAGCCGATCGGCCAGGTCTGCGGGCCAGGTGCTGAGCCGCTCGCGCTCAAGCCGTTGCAGCGCCTGGGCACGGGAGGTGCCAGGGTTGCCGACGAACGCCGGGTGCACGCCATCGGGCACCTGCAGCGTTTCGCCGGTGCGCGGGTTGGTCCACTCCACCAGCTTTTCGGGTGGTGCGGTTTTGTCCATGCGCTGGCCTGTGGGCGTGGTGCCTCGGTCGTACTCACGCTGGCTCACCTGGCGCACATAGCAGCGGCACCGATAGGCGTTTTGCGGCATGTGCGTGGACCAAAAAGGATCATCCACCGGCAGCACCAGGTTGTGCCATTGCGCGTGGCTCTTGCGCACCTTTTCATCGGCCAGCGTCACGTAGCGCAGATAGGGAAACAGGCGCTTGGTGGCCTGTGCGCGGTCCCACTGGCCAGCCACAGCCGCCTGCCTGATGTTGGTGTCATAGATCAGCTTGAGGCGGGTCGGGTTGAACGTGGTGGTGACCGTCTCGCCGGTGGCTGGGTCTTGCACTTCGTTGATACCCCACCAGCCGCTTTTGACCAGGGCGCTGCGTGCGTCGCGGATGAAATCGGTGCGGGTCAGGTCACCCTCCACGCTGTCAATGATCAGCTGGCGAATCTCTGCCAACAAGTCCACCGAAGCCAGGCGCGAAACCGTGAATTGCAGGGCGTGTTCTTGCGCGTCCAGGTCTGCCCAGCTCCATGTCTGGGTGATCTGGCTGCGATCTTGCAAGTACTTCAGAGCCGCCTCGGGCTTGAGGCGGCGCAGCAGGGCGAAGGCTTGAGCGGGCGTCATGGGCTCACTTCGATGGCGTACACATCGACCGGCTGGCTGCCAAAGTGCGGGTGTTGGATGGTGGTCTTGCGCATGCCGCGCCAAGGAAGCCGAAGGCGGCGCTCAGTGTCCCCGCGACTGGGATAACCGAGAGTCAATTCAATGCCGTCAAACTGGCGGCCTTCCAAGCGGAGCCTCCAGTGATCGTTTTGCAGCCGGAACTCTTCGGTCTTTGTCCCAGCTTTGATGGCGTTGAAGTACTCAGCCTTGAGCGACAGATGCAGTATTGCCATGGTCACTCCAACACAGGCGGAATCCCAGCCGCACCAGCCAGCCGCGCCGTGGTGCTGGCCCGCGTCAGGCTGTTGGCCAGTTCGTTGGGGTCCATCTGCGCCAGCAGATCGGGCAGGCGGTCAATCAGTTGCTGCGCCGTCCAGCCCTCGCGGGTGGCCTGGTCAATCAGCGCCTGCGCTGGGTCCACCAGCGGCGCCATGGCCTGCTGCCAGCTGTCTGCCAGTTCGTCATCCACCAGCTGGTCAATCGCGTCTGCAGAGCCGCCTTCGGCAAAGTTCACGGCGGGAGTTTGGGCCGGTGTGGGGGCCGTTCTGGCCGCCACCTGCCCAGGCCCTGCGGCCTGCACATCACCCGGGCGCAGGTTGTAGGCGCGCTCCCAATACGACTGAGAAAACACCACGCCGCTGCGGCTCATCGCCTCGTCTCGTTTGGCCTGCTGCTCGCTGATTTCGGCCTGCTCGAACAACTCAAACCGGGGCGCTGGCGCCTGCTCGGACTCGTTGAGATCGGTCACCCAGCGCAGCAGCTGATTGATCGCGCTCTCCACCAGGCGCGCATCGCCGTCGCACAGGTCTTGCGCCACTTCCAGGCCCGCCGTGGCGCTGGCCAGCGTGCTGCTGGCCTCGGTGGCCTGGTTGCTGCCCAACAGCGCAATCGACACCTCAGAGCGGCAATACATCAAAAGCTCTTTGTAAGCCCCGGCGGCGTCGCTCTTGCCCCCGCTTTCCTTGATGTCAATCGAAGAATCGTCGGGCACCACCGCCACCGCGTCTTGCACCATCGCCTCCAGCTGGTCCAGCAGCGCGTCGGTTTCGGTCTTGCCCGCGCTGCGCGGTTGCTTGCCCACCACCCACGGCGAACCGTATTTTTCTGAGAAAGTCACCCAGAACTTGAGACCGCCGCGCATGAACGTGGCAGGCCAGAAGCACATGCTCAGATCAGCGAAGCCATACGGATTGGCATAAGTCGCGTCCTGGCGCGGCACTAGGAACTTGCGCGGCTGCAGCGCCTCGCCATACACCGGGTGCTGTCGGCTGCGAAAGCGCAGCAGGCCATCGGGGTCAAAGTGAAACCACTCGTGTGGCTTGGCGCTCAGCTCCACCGGCAACAGCGCACCGCCCACGCTGCGCCACATCGCCTCCACCGGCACCCAGCCATACAAAGGCGCGTCCAGCAAGTCACCCAGCAGCGCGTCCATGCCCAGCCCGGCCAGTGTGTCTTGCGCCAGCTGCATCGCCCGCGTGCTCGCCTTCTGGCGCCCGCCCAGGCTGGCGCCGTTGGCCGTGGGCTCGGCCACAATGCGCCACTCCATGGCCTTGACGGCTGCTTTGCGGCGGCGAATGGCACCACCCACGGCGGCAAGGCTGCGCAGGTCGCGGTAGGTGGCCGCGTCTTTGCCCAGCTTCTTCAAGATCGGGTCCGGGTTGGGCAGGTACAGGCCCAACGCCGTGAAGTCGGGCGAACGGTCGCGGGTGGAAATGTGTTCGCTCAAACCCTTTGTGGTCTTGCGGTCTGCAAAGCTGTGGATCGTGCCGTCGGGCAAATAGAGGCCGGTGGGTTTCATGGGGGAGCCTTTGGAATCAGTAACCAGCAGTGACGCTGTGGCGCCGTGGGCGGCTGGCCACTTGCACCGGGCCAGCGTTGAGCTCACGCGATGCGTAATAGGCCAGCGCCACCGCCACTGCCGCGTCGCCGTGCCTCTTGCCCTTGTCTTCGCCGGTGCTGCGCGTGTCGGGAATGCGGGGTACGCCGCGCACCACCTGCACCGCGCGCAGGTCGGCCAGCGTGTCCGCGTCTTTGGGCAGGTCGGTCAGGTTGCCGTCTTCCAGCGCGGCCTTCACCGGGGGCATGTGCTCGCGGTACCAGCTCTCGCTCAGCATGACTTGCTGAATGCGCGTGGCGCCGTAACGCTGCATGGCCACCTCGGCCAAATACTGGCCGTTGCCCCGCGCATCAAACGCCCCGCCGGTGAAGCGCGGCAGACGGTCCAGCAGGTAAAACGCTACCTGCTCTTGCTGCCTGAACGGCACATTGCGCAGCTCCACCGTGAACGGAACGCGGCGCACCAGGTTCTGGTGCTGAATCAGCGGCACATGCACCGACAAGTCACCCGAGCGGCCAAAGTCTTCACCGTCGAAGCTGATCGCCTCGACGGGCAGGCGCTCCAGGTGCGGCAGCATTTGCGCCTCAAGCCAGTCGCGGGCCTCGGCAGAGCGAATGCCATCGCTCAGCAGCTCAAAGCCCGCCTTGCACTCCCAGCGCAGCACCGGCGTGTCTGCGCTCATGCGGCTTTCAATCAGGGCGCGGCTCAGCCAGGCCCCGGTACCGTTGCTGGGAATGCAATCCAGTTCTTCCGCTGCGCCGTCGCCATAGAACGCATAAACGCCCGCCATCCATGCCGCCTCTTCGGCCTTGTCCCACGGCTTGCCCAGGCGCATGCACACCCGGCGGTAAAGCCCATCGGCCACCGCCTCGGCAAAATCCACCCGGTGCACCGTGCCCTTGCGGCGGCCTGAGCGAATGTCGTCCACAAGTTCGTTGAACGGGTTGTCGGTGCCGTTGTGGGTGCTGATCACATGCACCTGCCCGCCCCAGATCAGCATGGCCATGGCCGCTTTCAGCAGCTCTTTGAGCTGGTCGTGAAACGCGGCCTCGTCGATCACGATCACGCCCTGACGCCCGCGCAAGTTGCTCGGGCGGCTGCTCAGCGCCACGATGCGAAAGCCCGAAGGGAACCGGATCGTGTAGGTCTTGATCGCCTTGTCCTCTTCGCTCTCGCCGTCCCAAAAGCCCTCGTCAATCTCACCCGCCGCGCGGTTGAACACACGTGCCCACATCGCGCAGGCCTGGATGTACTCAATCGTCATGTCCTGGTTGTAGGCGATGTAGTACACGTTCTGCCCGCCCGCTGTGCGGTCGCTGGCTGCGGTCAACACGTTGTCCGAAGCCTCGCCCCAAGTGATACCGGTGCGGCGGCTTTTCTCCATCACCTTCAGCGGGCTGCGGTCAGACACCCAGCGAGACTGGTACGGCATGAGCACAGCCGTGGGCACCGCTGCGGTGGCGGTGTTGGGGATGACGGCGGGGACGGCGAGGGCGGTCATGTGGGAGTCAGGCTGCGGCCAGCTTGCTGCGCAACTCGTAGCCCATGAGCGGCCAGATTTTTTGCACTGCGTTCTGGCGGGCGATCTTGCGGCCGATCTCGGCGTTGAAGTTCTCGCGGCTGGCGCAGGCCGACTCACCGGTCACTGTGAATCCGTTGCGCAAAACGAGAACGCAGAAAGTCAGGAGAAGCAACTCGGGCGAATGGTCCATGTCGCCGTTGGTTGCTCCCTTCACTCCGTCGCTACCGGTGAAGTACCACTCAAAATCAATGTTCGCCTCAATGTCTGCAGGCGTCACACGCGGGGCCACGTGAGCGCCCGCCTGGACAATGGCTTGCTCGGTTTTTTGGTCTTCGGACATGGCGATCGCTTCGCCCTCGACCAGCTCGCCCAGGTACACGTCCAGTTCGCAGTACGCGCCAGATGACGGAGGCTCGGCTCCCGGCTGAATGAACGCCACGCTGGTGATGCCATGACTCTTGCCGTTGTGGTCAATCACGTTCAGGTTGACCATGGCCACCCCCCAAACAAACGCCACGGTGGCGGCCAGCGGGTAGCCGGGTTGGGCTTCGATAGGGGATTGTGTGATGGTGCTGCCGTTCAGGTGCAGCTTGACGCGATCTCCAATGGAGGGCATGAGTTTGGATTCGATGGTTTCGGACATAGAGGGGCTCCGGTGGGTTAAAAACAGGCCCGCCACAAGGCGCGGCCCAAAGGGTTCTTGAAGGGGCATGCGGCCATGCGTCGGCGCAGGGCGGCGCGGCGTTGGGCGGCGTTGCTCATGCCGCAATCCCCAGAATCTCGCGCCGAATCTGCTCGGCCACATCGCCGCTCAAGCCGCCGCTCTTGGCGATCTTGTCCACCGTGTCGGCGGCCTGTTTTGCGCGGGCGCGGGCCTGGGCCTGGAAGGTTTTCAGGCCCACGCTTGAGCGCGTGAGCGTGGCAATGTTTTTGGCCGCTGCGCTCAGCATCGCAATGCGGTCGCCCGGGTCCGCTTCTGGGTCGTCGGCTTCCTGCAGCGCCAGGATGGCCTCAAACAACTCGGTCTGCACCAGCGCGGTCAGCGCCTCGCTGCGGGCGTCCTGGTCGTCGCCGGCCTGCGCCTGAATCATCTTGGCCGCCTCGGTGCTGGCGCGAATGGCGCCCAGGCGGCGGTCCAGGTTGCTGCCATACCGGTGCAGCGCGCTGCGGCTGGGCAGCTCGCCCGCGCTGGCCTCGCCGGGGAAGCGCTGGCGCAGGTCGGCAATCAGCTCGTCCAGCGTCTGCGCCCCGGTGGCCAGCATCGCTTCGATGTAGCTTTTGATTTCGGGCGGCAACCGCGCCACGCTGCTCTTGCGTCCCATCGCTCAGGCCCAGTACTTCTGCGGGCGCGCAATGCCGGGCTGCACGTCAATCGTGTACTCGGCCACGTCCACGCCGAAGCGCGTCAACTCAGCGTGCCACGCGCCTGCCGGGTGCTTCTGCAGCTTCACCAGCTCGCGGTCGCCCAGGTAGTCCAACTCCCGGCGCAGCTCCAGCGGGCTGGCGTCGGGGTATTGCGTTTGCGCCACGCTCAAAATCGGCCCCTCGGCGCAGCCCAGCGGGCGCGCATTGTTGAGCGTGAGCAAGATCAGCCAGCGCAGGCTTTCGCGGCGCACGCGGGCCAAGTCAATGCCGGGCAGTTCGTTCATTTGGGTTCCCCTGGGGTGTTGCGAATCAGACCGCGCAGCTGCGCGTTTTCAATCTTGGTGGCCAGCCCGTCGAGCTTGGCTTCCAGCACGCTTTGGCCGCGTATGTAATCGTCCCTGCGGACATAAGCCACCGGCAATTCGGCCTTCAGGCCCATCAGCTCGCGCTCCACGCGCTGCCACTGGGTGGACTCGTCTTTGCTGGCCTGCTCAATCGCGTCCAGCCGCTTGTTTTGCGATGTGAACGAGGCGTCAATGTGCTTGAGCTGCTGCCCCATGAGCAGCTTGAGCAAGCCCACGAAAGCGCCCAGCAGCATGCTGATCAGCAGGATCACCTGCCAGGTGTCGAGTTGCAGAGCCATGTCGCTCACATCCTTTCCGCGCGCGACTGGCACGCCACACACAATTGACAACCCGGCACCGCCACACGGCGGGCCTGGGGAATGGGGGCATCGCATTCGGCGCACTCGCTGGCGCTGTCTGCAACGGTTTTGCCGGCCAGCCCGGCGCGGCGGGCCTGCTGGTACAGGGCTTCGGTCAACAGCTCGGCCTCGCGCTCGCTGGCGCGGTCAATGTCGTCGGTCATGGCGCGGCCTCTGGGGTGGTGGTGTGCCAGTCGATCAGGGCGTCGAGCCGTGCGCGGCAGGTTTCGTACTGGGCTCCGGCTCCGATAGACCAGGCTCCGATGTCTTCGTCTGTGGCGACACGTCCTGGTGCTCCCGGGGTGTGGGCCGGGTCGGAATGGGAGGCAGCGGCGGCATCCGCTGCAGCAGCTGCGGACTCGGTCGAGGGCACTGCGTCAAGCCCGGCCACGCTGAGACCTGGGGACCCGTTGAGCACGCTGAGAGCGCGCTCAGAAAGGCAAACGCGGCCGGTAGCCGCCAGACGAAGCGCATGGGTTTTCTCCTGTTGCAGGGTGGTGGTTTGGGTGATGGTTTCGGCCAGCGCGGTGCTCAGCGTGTCGCTGCGGTTTTGCGCGTCTTGCAAGCGCTTTGCAGCCGCTTGCTGCGTCAGGCGCAGACTCTCCGTGTGGGTTTGCTTGAGGGTTGCCAGGTCCACCAGCAGCGGGGCGCGGCCCACCGTGTAGCCACCCCAGGCGCCAGCGCCAGCACCCACCAGCAAGGCCAACAGAGGCAGGCCCACACACAGCAGGCGCCAGGCGGTGTTGACGCCAAAACGGATGCCGATCCAGTTGAACAAGGTGATCACAGAAAGTCCCCCCCGGTGAAACGTCTCGCCCGTGCGGTCCATGTCGGCCTGCATCACCGCTGTGGCCTTGTCCTCTTGCGCCAGCTGCAGCGCGGCGGCCTGGCGCTGCGCATCCAGCCCAGGCTGCGCTACCAGACGCAGCACCACCACAGCCAGCGCCAAACCGCCAGAAACCCAGGGCCACACCTCGGGCGCAAACAGCGGCGCCACCAGCGGCAACACCTCGGCCTGCACGGCAGACAGCAGCGCCAGCAAGGTGGCCACCTGCACAGAGCCAAAACGCCAGGCCAGGCGCGCGTCGGGGATCAAACGGGGGCGGCGCATATCAAGCGTCCAGTGCAAATACATGCAACGGCAAAGGCCGCATGCCGTTGGACAACCAGGCCTCTACGTCAAAGCCTGGGCAAGTCTTGAGCCATTCAAAAGGCTCCGCCAGGCCGTTGCCGTTTTTGTCGGGAGACAGGTCGCGGTGGCCACACACACCCGACACCACGCTGTAGCCCGGCGAGGTGGCTTTGTGCACGCGCCGGGGTGCAAATGGGGGGATGCGCAGCTCTCGGCAAAGGTTTTTCACCAGGTCGGCCAGCGCTGCCCACTGCGCGGGCGTGTAGCGGGCGCTGCGCTCTTGGCCGCCCACCAAGCAAATGCCCACAGAGTGCGCGTTGAACATGGCGGCATGCGCGCCCACTTCGCGCAAACGGCGGCCCGTGAGCACCGCGCCGTCAAGGTCAATCACGTAGTGATAACCGATGCTGCCCAGCTGGATGTTGAACCCGGCGCTCTCATGCGGAGCCCGGCGAAAGCCGCGCTGTTTGTGCCAGCCATTGATGACTTGCGCGGCGTCTTGCCCTGGCTGGTCAATGCGCTTGCCGCTGGGCGTGGCGCTGCAATGCAGGACGATAAGGTTGGTGTGGCGTGTGGACATGCACCGCACTGTGCCGTGCGCGCGCGACTCTTACCCGGTGTAATGCTTCAATGATTGCGCTGCTGAGCGGGCAAAAAAAAGACCATGGGGAGCGGTGCTCTGCATGGTCTTTGGGGTGGTGTGTTGATTGGTTTTGTCAGGCTTCATCGGTTTCTTGGTCGGATGCCAGCAGCGCCCGTGTGCTTGCAAGAAGCCCCAGCATTTGCGGTGTTGGCGTTGCCTGTGGATCGGACAGCAGCTCCACCACTTGAAGCCACCGCTTGCGTTTAGCCACGTCAGTTTTCAAGCCTTCCGCCTGCTTCAAAAGGGCTGTGGCGGCGTTGGTTCGCCAGGCGCATGGAAAGTTCTCGACCAATCGGCGCTTCTGCTTTTCAAGCTCTTCCCAGATGACCGAGCTTGGGTATTCCGACTTTGAGCGTATCGCCTCCCGGTATGCATCAAGCGCTGTTTTGAAGCGATCCTTGGCAGTCTCCGGTTTCGCACTTTCAAGCGCTATCTTTGCGGACTCCCCAAAAATCTGAAGATGCCGAATAAAGATCATGAATTGGGGTGAACTTCGGTAGCGATCCTTGATGGTTGCTGCGTAATCCGGCCTTGCATGCAGGCCCTTCATGGCATGAACAGCATCGAACTCAAAGCGGCGAAACAAGTCTCCCTGGGTCTTGCGGGCAAAACTTTTGTACTTGTAAAACAACCCGCCGCAAACCAAGCCAACCATGACAAGCAAGCCGGTGGTTCCAATGCGTTCATGCAGCCACACCAGCGGGTAGGCGATCGCAAACACAGCGACCGCAACCATCGCCAGCAAGGCGTCGCCTTTACTTTTGGCCATTTTCAAGCGCCGTTTTTGCGGCTTGCCAGAAATGCGGCCTGGTGACGTATCACTTCTTGGTCCTCGGTCTTACAAGACCTATATTGCTGCAGCAGCTGCAGCTCTTCGCCGCTTAACTTCACCAGCGGAGTGCCTGCTTTTGCTGCATCCATGATTTCAAGCGCAGCCATGCCGACCCCCGACATCACGTAGTCAGGGTCAACCGCGCCAGGGTTCCTTGAACATGCAGCTTTGAATTGCTGCACGGGGAACACGCCGCGCCGGGTAAAGGTGTTCACCGCCGCTACATCCATGCCCAACCACTGAGCCACCTCTCCGTCGTCATCAAACCCTAGCTGTGCCTTCAGGCGCAGCCACGCAGGCTTGGCGGCAACAGGCTGCTCGCCCGTCAACACGTAGTCCACATCAATCTCCAGATCGGGGCGCTGCTGGGCTAGGGCGCGCAGCTCTTTTTCGGGGAATGTGTTGCGTCGTTTTCGCATGGTCCAAGCGTTACCGGTCATACCAAGGCTCTCTGCTACCTGCTTGTCTTCTGTGACTTTGAGTTGCTGCTTGAGGCGCAGCGCAGCCTCTTCAAAAAAATACATAGCTACTCCTTGGCAAAGTAACGAAAGACGTTTAAAGTAACACCAGACACTTTAAATGTCTTTAGTAAACCGCAAAAAAAGGAGCCTTTGTGACCCCTCAGCAAATCAAAGAACAGTTTCGCGCCCGTGGTGAATCGGTCGGCCAGTGGGCCGATGCCAACGGTTTCCCGCGTGACATTGTTTACCGCGTCCTCAACGGCCGCTCACCTGCGTGGCGTGGGCGAACCCACCAAGTGGCGGTGGCCTTGGGCATCAAGCCCAACGTCAACCAGCCCACCAAGTAAGCCGGGCATCAGACCAGTGATTTCTCACGCCCCTGACCTGATACCCGCCCCACAACAAGCCAAGGCATTTTGACATGAACCAAACCGCCCAACTCACCCTGGCCCTGCCCAACCCGCTGGCTGCCCGCGAGGTGCTGTTTCTGAGCACCGACGGCCAGCCCTTCACCACCAGCCGCTCCGTGGCCGATCGCTTTGGCAAGCTGCACAAAAACGTGTTGCGCGACATTGAAAACCTGCTGGCCGACATGCCTGACCCCGAGTTTTCGCGGCTCAATTTTGAGCCGGTGATGTACGAGTCCAAACAGGGCAAAGGGGCCGTGCAGATGCGTCCCGAGTACCGCCTGACGCACGACGGTTTTGCCCTGTTGGCCATGGGTTTCACTGGCCGCGACGCGCTGGCCTGGAAGGTGGCCTTCCTGCAAGCCTTCAACCAGATGGAAGCCGAGCTGCACCGCCTGCAAGGTGCCAAGGCCCACGCGCTGGACGTGCTGCGCCCCTGCCTGCAGCCGGTGATTGACGGCGAGCGCGTGGGCGCCAACCGCGCCCTGATTGCCCGCTACATGGGCAAGAGCCTGGGCGCCGTGAGCTACCACCGCCGCGTGGCCCGTCGCTTGGGTTTGCTGGGAGCAGCAGCATGAGCCTGCAAATCCACCACATCCTGAANCGCGTTGTGCCCGACATGGNACGCGGTTTCACCATCGCCACCAGCTACGGCGATCTGGCCATCGCACCCGGCCCGCTGGCCGAACACATCCGCGACTTGGTTGCCCNNCANGCCCAGCGCGAACTTGCCCGCCCGGCAGTACAGAGGGGCGCGAACCATGGCTGAAGCCGAAGACCGCAACCAAGCCACCCGCGTGCTCGACGTGCTCGAAGCCCTGTGCGGCTTCGCCGCCACCGGCGCCGCGAACCAAGACCTGGCCGAAGCCGTGAAGACCAGCCCCAGCAACACCACCCGCGCCCTTGCGGTGTTGATGGCCAAGGGCTGGGCTCGCAAGGCTGAAAACGGCCGCTTCTTCCCGGCGCCTGCGTTCACCCGCTTGACCTTTCGCGTGCTGGCCGACTTTCAGCGCGCCGAACAGCAGCTGCAGGACCAGCGCCGAAACATGACCGTGGGCTGATCTAGCCAGATTTTTTTCAAAACAACCATGCCAGCCCAAAACCCTGAATTCGACTTTTACCGCGCAACGAAATCCGAAGCGGCGGAGAACCTGGACTTTTGCATGCTGCTGCTCAAGCTGGCGCTAGAGCGGAGCGAGCATTTGCTCAACGCCGAATTGGCTTCGCAGCTTATCGACGGCGCCGGTGGCGACTGGAGAAAAGCAGTTGAGCTGCTGAAGGCTCAGTGTGAATACATCAACTCCAACCTGCGACTGCTCATTTTGACCGTGGCTCTCGAAGGAAAAGAGCGCGAACAACAACCCAACCCAAAGGAGTAAACCATGTCACGCACCCCCAACACCCCCGCTACCCCCGCCGACTTGCCCGAGCTCATGCCCACCAAGGTGGCTGAGATTGTGGCTATGCAAAACGCCGCACCGTCGCTGTCTGATCAAGATGCGCTGGTGATGCTTGGCCGTCAAATTGGGCAGATCGAAGCGGCTGCATTTATTGGAAATATTTCCGATGGTGTCATGCTGTCCGCATACGAAAACGTAAAGAAATCAAAGACTTGGATGCGGTTGGAGAGCCAAAAAACTGGAAATACGTTTCCAAGTTTGGACGCTTTTTGCCAAGAGCGGCTTGGTTACTCGGCCCGCCGTCTGGCGCAAATCACCGGCAACCGCGATCTGATCGGTAAAGAAGTCTTTGTGCAGGCAGAAGCGCTTGGCCTGCGCCAGGTGGACTACAGCGCCATCAAGTCGCTGCCCGCCCCCGACCAGGAGCTGATTCGCCGCGCCGTGGAGGAAGCCCAGAGCCGTGATGAGGTGTTGAGCCTGCTGCAAGAGCTGGCCGCGAAGCACGGCAAAGAGCGCCAGGACCTCACGAAAAGCCTGGAAGAAGAGCGCCTCGAAAAAGCAGCCACCCAAGACCTGCTGGACAAGAAAAACAAGCGCATCGACACGCTGGAGGCCGAGCGCAAGAAGCTCAGCCGCGCACCGGCCAATGAGGTGCTCAAGTCCCTGAAGGCCGAGGCCAGCGGTGTGGCCACCGAAGCACGCGCCCTCATTTTTGGCCCGCTCACGCAGGCCGTGGAGCTGCTGACCGGCACCCACAACGACGCGCTGTATGCCGCCGCTCTGGTGGGTGAGTTGCAGCGCGAGCTGAACCTGCTGCGCGATGCCTACCAGCTGCCCGACGTGTCCAGCGCCCAAGAGCTGCAACAGGCGGCAGACGTGGCCGAGTGGGGTGGACCTGACGCCTGAGCCGCAAGCCCAGACCAGCCCCCAACCCCCAACCAAGCCACGCCATGAAAACCCCCAGCCCCATCACCATTTCGCCCGCCATGGCCCAGGCCGTGGCTGAGGTGGCGCGTGCGGTGGCCAGCGCGCCCCACGGCGGCAAGGGCAGCGTGTACGCCCAAGCCTGCCAGCAGCTGGGCATCAGCCTGCCCACGCTGCACCGCTACCTGGGCGCGCTCAGCGTGCGCCCAGCGCGGCGCCAGCGTGCCGACGCGGGCGACTGCACCCTGTGCGCCGACGAGGCCCGCATCATCAGCGGCATGCTCATGGAGAGCATGCGCAAAAACAACAAGCGCCTGCTCTCCATAGGCCAGGCTGTGGAAGTGCTGCGCGCCAATGGCGCCGTGGTGGCTGCCCGGCTTGACGGCGACTCGGGCGAGCTGGTGCCGCTGAGCGATGCGGCCATAGCCCGGGCCCTGCGCGCCTACAGCCTGCACCCCGACCAGCTCACCCGCGCCGCCCCCAGCGTAGAGCTGCAGAGCCTGCACCCCAACCACGTTTGGCAGATCGACGCCAGCCTGTGCGTGTTGTATTACCTGCGCGGCGCTGGCAGCCAGCAGGGCCTGCAAGTCATGCCCCGCGAGGTGTTTTACAAAAACAAGCCCGCCAACCTGGCCAAAATTGAGAGCGAGCGCGTGTGGTCTTACGAGGTGACCGACCACTACAGCGGCGCCATTTTTGTGCACTACGTGTTGGGCGCAGAGAGCGCGGCCAACCTGGCCGACAGCTTCATTGCCTGCACCCAGTTGCGCGACGGTTGCCCCTGGCACGGCGTGCCCCGCATCTTGATGATGGACATGGGCAGCGCCAACACCAGCGGGGCTTTCAAGAACTTGGCCCGCCGCCTGGACGTGCAGCTGATTGCCCACGCACCCGGCAACGCACGCGCCACCGGCCAGGTGGAGAAGGCCCGAGACATCATCGAAACCAGCTTTGAGAGCGCCCTCAAGTTGAAGCCCGTGGGCAGCCTGGAAGAGCTGAACGCCATGGGTTTGAAGTGGGCCAATTGGTACAACGGCACCAAGACCCACAGCCGCCACGGCATGACCCGCTATGTGGCTTGGATGCGCATCACCGCCGAGCAGCTGCGCACCGCGCCAGCCCCTGAGCTGATGCGCGAGTTGGTGACCCATGCGCCCAAGTTGCGCAAGGTCAGCAACTCTATGACCGTGGACTTTGATGGTCGTGAGTTCAATGTGTCCGCTGTGCCCAATGTGGAGGTCGGCGAAAAGCTGGCGATCAGCCACAACGTGTGGAGCCCTGGCGACAGCGCCACCGTGGTGGAAATGGTGGACGGCGCCGAGGTGTTGCACACCGTGCCGCAGGTGCAGCGCAACGACATTGGTTTCAGAGTTGACGCGAACGTGATCGGCGAGGACTACAAGCGCCAAAAAGACACGCGGCTGGATGCCAACCGCAAGGCCATCGAGCGCCTGGCCATGGACGCAGAGACCGACACCGAGGCTGAAGCCAACCGCAAGGCCAAAACCGTGCCGTTTGGTGGGCGCATGGACCCGTTTGCCGCCCAAGAAGCCGAAGCCGCCGCGCTGCCCGCTTACCTGCCCAAGCGCAGCACACCCCAGCCGCTGGCCACCACGCTGGCGCCAGAGCCTGCGCCCAAGGTGAGCGCGTTTGAGGTGGCCCGCTCGCTGCAGGTGCAGGCCCCCCAAGAGCTGCCCCGCCTGAGCCACTTTGCAGCCGCCACAGCGCTGGCCCGCGAGGGCATGGTGATGACGCCCGAACGCCTTGGCCAATTGCGCGCCTGGTACCCCGACGGCGTGCCCGAAGCCGACCTGCCCGCGCTGCGCCACCGCCTGGACGTGCGTGCTGGCCTGCGCGTGGTGGCCGGTGGTGGCTGATCTTTGAAACACACACAGACCATGCAAACACAAGCACACAACACCCCAACCCTGCGCAGCGTGATCGCCGACCTGGGCCTGACGCACAGCCAGCTGGTGGAGCGCGCCGGCGTGAGCAAGGGCGCGCTGCACCGGGCCATGAACGGCCAATGGCCCCGCCGTGGCGCGGCCCAGATGCGCGCCAACCTGGGCGCCGCGCTGCGCGCCCATGGCGCCAAAAACGAGCACCTGCGGGCGCTGGCCTTGCCTGCCAGCCCCGCCAAAAGCGAAGCCCCAGCGGTTGCACCCGCTGAGGCTTCTATCCCCGCCACGCAAGTGGCAACCAACGTAGACGATGAAAAGGACAACGCAATGTTATTGGAAAACACCCCCCTCACCCCGCAAGCGCGCAAGCACTTCGGCCTGGTGCGCTCGCCCTTTGTGGATGACGTACAGACCCGCGACGACATTTTCCAGAGCCCGGCGGTGCGCTATGCCCGCGCCAGCCTCTTGGACGCGGCCAACAACCACGGCTTTTTGGCCCTGGTGGGCGAGAGTGGCGCAGGCAAAACCACGCTGGTGGAAGAGCTGGAGGAACGCCTGCGCGACGAAGGCCGCGACGTGATCATCATCCGGCCCTATGTGCTGGCCATGGAAGCCACAGACACCAAGGGCAAGACCCTGAAGGCCGGGCACATTGCAGAGGCCATCGTGTCCGCCCTGGACCCTGCCGCCAGCCTGCGCAGCAGCCCACAGGCGCGTTTTGCGCAGGTGCACAAGCTGCTGCGCGACAGCCGCCGCGCTGGCCGCCGCCACCTGCTGCTGATCGACGAAGCGCATTGCCTGCCGGTGGCAACCCTGAAACACCTAAAGCGCTTTTTGGAGTTGAAGGATGGTTTGCAGCGCCTCATGGGCGTGGCGCTGGTGGCCCAGCCCGAGCTGCGCGGCCTGCTGCACAGCCAAAACCCCGAGGTGCGCGAGGTGTTGCAGCGCTGCGAAATTGTGGACCTGCCCCCGCTGGACGCTGACCTGGAAGCCTACCTGGCACACAAGCTGGCCCGGTTCGACATCAAGCCCAGCGCCGTGTTTGCCCCCGACGCTTTTGATGCCTTGCGCGCCCGCTTGATTCGCACCCCGCGTGGCCTGCGCGCTGGCCAGGCTGGCGCCGTGTCTACCTGCTACCCGCTTGCGGTGCACAACCTGACGGCGCGCGCCATGAACGCGGCCGCGCTGGCGGGCTACCCGGTGGTGGACGCCCAAGTTGTTGCGGAGTGCTGAGCCATGCGCACGTTTCTTGTCCGCATCGTGATGTGTGACGGCTCTGCCGGTGAGCACCACGGTCTTTATGCCTGCGGCTGCGACGCCGTGATTTTTGCCCTCGACATCTTCCCCGGCGCCCGCCGTATTTCTGCCCTGAAAAAACCATGACCAATCCACAAACTGGTATCAATTTTTCGACCGACGAAGAGTCGATGTGGGGCGCCGCGCACGATGTGCCAGCACCCACCCAAAGCCTGGGCGCTGCGCCCAAGGCCAGCGCCTACAGCTGCGACATGCTGGGTGTGTGCCAGCAGCGCGCCCAGCGCTGCAAGGGTTGCACCGCAGAGCCGCTGCGCTTGGCGCCGGGTGTGCTGGAGGGCTACCGCGTGCCCATGTTTGGCAACAAGACGCAGCGCCGCGAGCTGGCGCGCCTGCTGGCCGTGAGTGTGGCGGTGGTGCTTGTGGTGGTGTTGGTCAGCGGTGCTGCTGGTTATATGTGGGCGGTGTCCAAATGAGCGCAAAGCCCAAAGACGCTATCTGCTGCCCGGTTTGCCGGTCTGAGCTGAGCTTGGAGCAAATCACCAGCCACCTGGACGACGAACAGGCCTTTACCCGCCTGGTGGCTTTGTCCGTGCCCATGGCCCACCTGGTGGTGAGCTACGTTGCGCTGTTCACGCCCGAAAAACAGGCCCTCACGCTGCGCAAAAAGGTGCGCCTGATTGCCCAGCTGCTGCCCGACTTGCAGCGCCAGGTCATCACGCACAAGGGCCGCGACTGGGCTGCACCGCTGGCGGTGTGGGGCCAAGCCATTGAGCAGATGCTGGTGGCCCGCGCCGCTGGCCGCATTGACCTGCCCCTGACCGGGCACGGCTACCTTTACACCGTGATCGCGGGCATGTCCAACAAGGTGGAAGCTGCCGAAGAGCAGGCCGCGCTGGAGCACAAGCGCGGTAGTACTCAAGGCACGGTGACCGTGCAGGGCCAGCCCATGGGCATTGGCGCTGCGCTGCAAAAGGTGTACGGCGGGAGCAACACCGCCATGCCCGAAGCCGAGAAGAAGACGGCACCGCCCAGCGCCGAAATGCGCGCCAAGATTGCGGCGATGTTGGGCAAGCCGGGGGCGCAGTCATGAGCCGCAACGAAGCCACGCGCGAAGCCATCCACGCTTATTTGCTGCTGCACGGCCACACCACCACTGCTGAGCTCAAAGCGCTGTTTGGTCGCGACCAAAGCGGCTCACGATTTGCAGCCCTTTTGAAATACATGGTGAAGCTTGGCATGGTTAAAAACATTCGCGACACCAAAAACGCCGCCGGTATTTGGGCTGCAGCCGAATCGCTGAGCTCAGACGCCGAAGAGGCTCAGCACGAAGAGCCGCACATCTACCCCCGCTACTGCCTGCAAGCCGTGGCGATGCCCCGGCAATACGACATCCGCGCCGCCGTGTACAAGCCCGCACCCTGGGCGCCACCCAGGGGCTGACGCATGACCCGCGCAACCCCTAACCGTTTTTACCTGTCCATCCCCGTTAAACCCAAACCCGAAAGAACGAACCCCATGGCCACCAAGAAAATGAAAGCCCCCGCGTTTACCGTGTCGGTGCCGCAAAGCCGAGGCGACTGCGCGTTGCACATCAAAAAGATGGGCGATGCGCAGCGCGACTTTGAGCGCATGCGAGCCGAGATGAACGACGCCATTGCCGAGATCACCCAGAGCTACCAGCGCAGCCTGGAGTTTCTCGACGCACAGTGCCAGTCGCTGGCCAAAGGCATCCAGACCTGGTGCGAAGCCAACCGCGCCACGCTCTGTGAAAACGGCGGCAAGACCGCCAACCTGGTCACCGGAGAGGTGAGCTGGCGCCAGCGCCCACCCAGTGTGCGCATCACAGGGGCCGACAGCGTGATGGAGACCCTGCGCCGCATGCAGCTGGAGCGCTTCGTGCGCACCAAAGACGAGATCAACAAGGATGCGATCTTGAACGAGCCCGACGCAGTGCGCGGCATTGCCGGTATCAGCATCGTGACGGGCGTGGAAGACTTCGCGATTGCGCCTTTCGGCGTGGATGTTGAGGTGCAGTCGTGAGCACCCATCAACTCCAGGTCAACAACTCGGGCGCGTGGAAAACCGTGCTGCACTTCGACGGCGGCGATAAAGTGGCAACGGACGCGATTTGGCGGGCCACGGAGATGCTGGATGAAGCTTCTACAAACCCGCCCAACTGGCGCATTGCCACCAGCGAAAGACACCCTGTTGTGCATGCACACATGGGGCCTGGCACCTACGGCGTGTGGATAGCTGCCCAGGCGGTGCCCAAATGAGCACCAGCCCGATCACAGCATTCAAAAACGCCCAAGGCTTTGTGGCGGCCACAGAGCGCAAGCGCTGCGGCAATTGTCAGCAAGCCCGAGAGACAAGGCCTGAGGCCTGCAACAGCCAGCTCCAATGCCGCAAAGGTGGCTTTTTTGTCTCGTTGTACGCGGTGTGCGACAAGTGGGAAATCAAACAGCCCCCGGGCTTCAAGGCCCCGCGCCCAGGCGGTGCAGCATGAGCGCAGCAGCCCGCGCCCAACGCCAGCCGCGCCCAGCGCCAGCCCGTGCCGTGGGTGGCAACCACATTGCAGCCATTCACGCGCTCAAGTCCAAGTGCGGCTTGTCTGATGACGACTACCGCGCCCTGCTGCACAGCCTGACCGGCCAGCGCAGCAGCAAAGACTTGGGCGCAGGCCAGCAGCTGCAAGTGCGCCAGCATCTGCAAAAGCTGGTGGACCGCAGCAACCCAGCCGCCAGCAGCGCCCGCCGGGGCTGGGTGCCCCAGGCGCAGTTTGACGCGCAGCGCCAAGCCGCCAGCCCGCAAGAGCGCAAGCTGTGGGCGCTGTGGGGCGAGCTGGGCCGCGCGGGCAAGCTGGAGCAGCCCACGCCCGCCGGGCTGCAGGCCTGGGTGCAGAGACAAACAGGCGTGAGCGCACTGCGGTTTTGCAATGGCGCTCAAATAGAGGCGCTGATCGAGAGCGCCAAGCTCTGGCTGGGCCGCTGAGCCTGGCGCACCAAAAAAAACCCAAGGGATTGACCATGCTGCAACACACCACCACCAACCTTGCCGACTTGCCCGAGCGCGCCGACCTGTCTGAGCTGGACGCGGCCACGCTGCAGCCGCTGGAGGCNCGCTTTNACCCGGCCTGGCCGGAGGTGTGGCGCGAGCTGGCCACCAGCGCNTANGTGAGCNTGCTGGCGGTGATGGACGATGCCGACCGCGAAGCCGTGGCCCGCGTGGCCTGCGCCATCACGCTGGGCCTGGCGCAAGACCTGGGCGGGCGCCAGCCTTACATTCCGGTGGGTGTGGCCGTGACTGCCAGCGCCAAGATGCGCCGGGTGATTGACTTGCTGACGCACCAGCGCATGGGCTACCGGCAAGTGGCCGCCGCCACCGGCCTGACCGAGGGCCGCGTGCGGCAAATCGAATCGGCCTGGCGCCGCGAAGAAATGGCCCGCCGCCAGGGCACTTTGGACCTGGGTTGACCGCCCAGCCCGTTTGCCAGGGCGGCACGCGGGCGCGCATACCTTTTGGGGCGATTTGGGGCAGGCTACAGCAAGCCAAAGCACCCAACCCCATACCAGCGCTGCACCCTGCAGCACAAAACGCCCACAGGCCCGGATTTTTGAAGCGGCCCCAGCAGCCCCCCAGCAGCCCCCAGCACAGGGCGCATAAACCCAGAGCAGCAGCAGCGAAGCATTGAAGCATTGCACTGTGCGCGCGCGACACCCCGGCGGCACAGTGCACCTCTATGCAACGAATCCACATCTTCCGGGCCGGCACCCAGACCGCCAGCGACGGCACGGTGATCAACTACACCGCCGCCGATCTGGCCGCCACGGCCAGCAGCTACAACCCCGCCGTGCACGAGGCGCCCATCGTGGTGGGCCACCCCGAACTCACCGCCCCGGCTTTTGGCTGGGTGAAACGCCTGGTGGCGCAAGGCATGGACCTGTTTGCCGAAACGCACCAGGTCAACGCCGAGTTTGCCGAGCTGGTGAAGTCGGGCGCCTACAAAAAAGTGTCGGCCAGCTTCTACCCACCCGAACACCCGCGCAACCCGGTGCCCGGCGTGTACACGCTCAACCACGTGGGCTTTCTGGGCGCGCAGCCACCCGCCGTGAAAGGCCTGCAGGCCATTGAGTTTGCCGACGGCGCTGCCTGCGTGGCCCACGAGCTGGACTTTGCCGAAGACGCAGCACCAGCCGACGCACCCGCAGCCAGCGCCATGCACTCGACGACATCGGTGTCGTCGACTTCCGCAACCCCTCCCGCAACCCCACCAACCCCGGAGACCCCCACCGTGACCCCTGAAGAAGCCCGCGCGCTGCAAGAGCGCGCCACGAAGCTGGAGGCCGACCTGGCCGCCGCCCATGCCACGCTGCTGGCGCAGGCTGCTGCAGCCAACACCGCCAGCCACAAGGCCTTTGCCGAAACGCTGGTGGCCCAGGGCCGCATCACCGCAGCCGACGTGCCGCTGGTGGTGGCCACGCTGGACCACCTGGAGCCGCCCACCGTGCCCGGCTCTTCGGTGCAGCTGGTGCAGTTTGGCGAGGGCGACGGCAAGCAGCCGCTGGGCACCGCGCTGCAAACCATGCTCAAGAGCCTGCCCCCGCGTGTGGACTTTTCCGAGCAAGCCAGCCGCGACCGCGCTGCCGCCGGTGCCCAAGACCCGGCCGGCGCCGTGCAGTACGCCGAGGGCACGCCCCCCGAAACCATCGAGCTGGACAAGCGCATTCGCGCCTTTGCCGCCGAGCACAAGCTGGGCTACGCCGAAGCCGCCCAGAACGTGGCGATGCAAGACGCACGCGCCCGCCGCTGATTCGCAGCGCCACCCACACCCCACAACCCTGAAGAGAGCCTACTGATATGAGCACCCTTGCCCGCGAACGCATTGTTGACCCGGTACTGACGAACCTGGCCATTGGCTACAGCAACGCCGCCCTGGTGGCCCACCACCTGTTCCCGTTTGTCAACGTGGACAAAGAAGCGGGCAAGCTGCCCAAGTTCGGCAAAGACAGCTTCCTGGTCTACGACACCGAGCGCGCCCTGCGCGCCGAGAGCAACCGGGGCGACCTGGACACGCCCACCACCGACGGCTTCCTGCTGACCGAGCACGACCTGGAATTTGCGGTAGATGACCGCGAAGAGACCGAGAGCGTGTTCAGTGCGCGGCGCCGCGCCATGGTGCGCTCCACCGAGGCCATTCGCCTCAAGCACGAAGTGCAGGTGGCGGGCATCGTGCTGAACGCGGCCAACTACGCCAGCACCAACAAGGTGGCGCTGAGCGGCAGCACCAGCTTTGCCAACGCCAACAGCGACCCCGAAGGCGTGATCGACGACGCCAAGGCCGCGATCAGCGCGGGCATCGTCAAAGACGCCAACACGATGGTGATCGGCTACGACGCCTGGCGCAGCCTCAAGCGTCACCCAAAGCTCAAGGCCATCTTGAGCGACAGCCGCAGCCGCCTGGTGATGATGGACGACCTGCGCGAGATCTTCGAGATCCCGAACATCGTCATTGGCCGCGCCATGAGCAAGGCCAAGCGCAGCGACGCCACCGCCCGCATCTGGGGCCGCAACATCGTGCTGGCCTATGTGCCGCCCGCCCAGTCTGGCCAGGCCGCACCCGGCGAGGTGGTGGACCCCGGCGCCATGCAAGACATTGGCGAGGCCTCGTTTGGCTACACCTTCCGCAAGCGCGGCCAGCCGGTGGTGGACGTGCGCCGCGCGAGCAACGGCAAGATGGACCTGGTGCGCACCACCGACATCATGGCGCCCTACCTGCTGGGCGCCGATGCGGGCTACCTGATCCAGGACGCGGGCGCCTGATCGCCATGAGCACCGCCGCCAAAAAGGCCACCGCCACCAAAGCCAAGGGCACCAAGCCTGCGGCCCCGGTGGTGCAGGCCAAAGCCACGCCGCAAGCCAGCGCTGCTGGCGTGAGCACCTACCGGGTGCTGGCCCGCATCTGGCACGACGGCCAGCTGCTGCGCCCCGCCAACGCGGACAAAGACCGCGAGGCCGACACCGTGGAGCTGACCGAGCGCCAGGCCTACGGGCTGCGCGGGTTCGTGCAGCCCCTGCCAGCCGAAGCCACCGCCACCACCGAAACCACCCCGACCGAAAGCGACCCCGCACCATGAAAACCTCCATCACCCTTGCCGTCATGTCCATCGTGGCCGCCGCTGCCCTCACGGCCCGGCGCTTTGTCACCCCCGGGGGCGCCGTGCCTGCCGCTGGCGCCTGGTGCCCTGGCGTTGCCAATGCCGACTACGCAGCGGGCGAAACCGCTGGCGTGGTCACCCACGGCGTGGAGCTGGTGGAAGCCGGTGCCGCCGTGGCGGTGGGCGCCGCCGTGCAGACCGACAACGCGGGCCGCGCCATCACGCTGAGCGCCGGCATTGGCCTGGGCCGCGCGCTGGACGAAGCCACCGCCGCGGGCGATTTCATCCGCGTCAAGCTGAGCTGAGGCACCGCGCCATGTACTGCACCGCAAGCGATGTAGCCGACGCAGCCACCGGCGGCTGGGACGAGGTGGCGCAGCGCGCCCACCCCACCGGCGCCGAGGTGGGCGGCGAGCTGCTGCAAGCGGCGTGTGCACCCGTGCCCGACCTGAGCGACTGGCCCGAAGACCTGCAAGCCCTGGCCGTGGCCGCTGCCCAGCGCGTGGCCAGCGCCATCGACATGGCCAGCCGCCACATCGACACCTACCTCTACCCGCGCTACCGGCAAGTCATGCCCCTGCCGCTGGAGACTGTGCAGGCCAGCAGCCTGCCCGCCGTGTGCGCAGCCATTGCCCTGCGTCGTCTGTATGGGGCCAGCGCACCGCAAGAGCTGCGCGACGGCACCAAGTGGGCCGACGCCTACCTGGTGGACGTGTCCAAGGGCGTGGTGAGCCTGGGCCAGGCCGACACCGCCGTGGCGCAAGCCCCGGGCCAAACGGTGGCACGCGCCCAGCCCAAGGCGTTTGACTGGGGTGCTTACTGATATGAGCATCAAGCCCACCAACCTGCTGGTGCTGCAAGACGAGCTGGTCGAGCTGCTCAAGAGCAAGCTGGCCGCACTCAGTCCAGCAGTGCACGTGCTCACGCCCGACGACCTGCAGGGCGAAGACACCGGCCCCGCCAAGGTGCAGCCGGTGCCCGCCGTGAATGTGGTCTATATGGGCCACCGCTTTTCTGACCAGCCAGGCCGACAGCGCACCGATGGCAAAGCCGCCCTGGTGGCCCAGCTGTTTGCGCTGGAGGTGGTGACCCGCAACGTGCAAACCCTGAAGACCGGCGCCGCTGCCCGCCTGGGCGGTGGCCAGCTGGCCATGCACGTGATCGACGCCATCATGGGCGCGCGCCTGCCTGGCGCGGCCAGCCCGCTGGCCCTGGTGGCCGGGCCCGGCCCTACCTACAAGGGCGGCATGCAATACCTGCCGCTGCTGGCGCAGGTGGATCTGTTGATCAGCCGCTGAGCACCAGCCAACCACCACCCACCGCAACCCGTTTTCAACCCCTGCAAAACCACCCCAAGGAAACCCCATGCTCAGCACCCGCGTTTTTCGCCCCACGATGATGGCCGGCATTGTTTATGCCCGCGAAGTGGGCAGCACCCAGCCGCTGCAGCCCATCGGCGGCATTGAAGTCCTCACCATCGCCATCGACGAAGCCAAGATCACCCAAGCCAACACCAGCTCAAGCGGTGGCGGCAACCGCGCCGTGGTCTACCGCATCAACGAAATGACGCTGAGCGCCACGCTGCAAGACCTGAACCCGATCAACCTTGCGCGGTCCCTGCGCAGCGGTGTGCAAGAAGTGCTGGCGGGCACGGTGACAAACGAGGCGGCCAACGCTCGCTTGGGCGGACTCACCCGCCTGGCGCACCTGCAGCCCGCTACGGTGGTGGTGCGCAACGCCACCACCGACGCCGTGATTGCCGCAGCTGGCAATTTCGAGGTGCGGCCCGAAGGCTTGTTTTGGTACGACGACAGCACCGCCGTGGTGGCAGCCAAGGACGCATGGGAGACGGCCAACCCCACGCTGCCCGAGACCGACTTCCCCGGCCTGGGCATTGAGGTGGACTACGCGCACAGCGGTTACGACGTGATTCAGGCCCTGACCGCCGCCACGCCCATTTTGGAAATGAGCTACGCGGGCGTGAACGAAGCCCTGGAAGATGCCCCATCGGTGGTGGACATCTTCCGCGTGCAGCTCAGCGCCACCCAGGGCCTGAACCTGATTTCAGCGGGTGAATTCGCCACGCTGGAAATTGAAGGCGAGGTGCTGCGCGACCCGACCAAGACCGGCGCGGGCGTGTCCAAGTACTTCAAGAAGCAGATGCTGACCCCGGCCTGATCTCGATGGCTCGGACATAAAAAAGGCGGGCCAAGTGCCCGCCTTTTTTCTTGTGCGTTTTCAGCGTGTCAGTGCCTGCCAGACATACAGCAACAGGGCAAGGGCGCCAAGCCCAAAGCCCAGCGCACCCAGCGCCATACCCAGGCCCGTGAAGCCGCCGCCAGCGGCCAGCACCGCCAGGCAAAACACGAAGAGCATCAGTTTGTACATAAAGGAGATGGTAAGCCATGGCGATCAAACCTGTTGAGATTCAGATCAAGGCCAATGTGGAGGGTGAAGAGTCGGTTGCCGACCTCACCAAGCGCCTCGACGATATGGGCAAGGTGCTGGACGGCGAACTTAAAACGCAGGCGCTGGCGGCATCGGCTGAGCTGCGCAAGCTGGCCGATCAGCAGGCGGCCATCAAGGCGTTTTCCGTTCTGAGCCAGCAAACGAAAGACGCATCGACAGAGCTGAAGAAGGCGCAGGCTGAGGCCAAGGCCTTCGGGGATCAGATCGGCAAAGCGGGCCCGCCCACGTTGCAAGAGGCGCAGGCCTTGGGCGTGATGACTGCGCGGGTGAATGAGGCCAGCGCCAAGCTGCGGGAGCAGCAGCAGGCCCTGTCTGCCGGGCAGGCCAAACTGCAAAGCTACGGCATAGCGGCCACCCAAACAGCGGCTGCACAAAAGCGCCTGGAGGCCGAAACCGTTGCCGTGCGTCAAAGAGTGGCCGAGCTGATCCCGGCGTACCAGGGCGCATCGGGGGCGGCCACCACGGCTGGCGCCAACATGCAGCGCAGCCACCGCGCCATGGCCGACGGCATGGAGTCCATCAGCACGCAGTTGCAGCGGGTACAGAGCGCGTATCTGGCGCTGCAAGGCGGTGGCGTGCTGGGCGGCATGATCAAAGACGCCGCGCAGACAGCCGACGAGTACAACAACCTGGCCGCCCGCATCAAGCTGGCCACAGGTGAGGGCGAGGCTTTCGAGACGGCCATGGCTGCAGTGACCGATATTTCACTGCGCACGAACAGCGGGCTGCAAGCCACCGGTGACCTGTTTGCGAAGCTGACCGATGCGGGCAAAAGCGCGGGTATGAGCTCGCAAGACGCTGCAGGTCAAGCGCTGGCGCTTACCGAGTCCATCAACCAGGCGGTGCAGCTTTCTGGCGCCAGTGCGCAAGCCAGCGATGCGGCGTTGACTCAGTTGATTCAAGGCCTCAATGGTGGTGCGCTGCGCGGTGAAGAGTTCAACTCGGTGATGGAGCAAAGCCCGCGTTTGGCAAAGGCGCTGGCCGATGGCTTGGGGGTGACCACGGGCGCTTTGCGCACCATGGCCAACGAAGGGCGGCTGACCACCGATGTGGTGATTGGGGCGCTGCAAAGCCAGGCCGCCACGCTCAAGAGCGAGTTTGAAACTCTGCCGGCCACGGTGGGCCGGGCGGTGCAAAACCTGAGCACGGCGTGGATGGTGTACGTGGGGGAAGCGGACAAGGCCACTGGCGCCAGCGCGCTGGCTGCGCAAGCCATCAACGCGCTGGCCAGCAACCTGGACACGGTGGCTGGCTACTTGCTGGACGCAGGGCAGGCCGCTGCGGCGTTTGCAGCGCTCAAGCTGGCGCAGACCTTCCTGGGCATTGGTGCGGCGGCGACCACGTCGGCCACGGCGATTGCGGCCAACACCGTGGCCATGAACGCAGCCGGGGTTGCCAGCACCACGGCAGCGGCCAGCGTGGGCCGGTTTGCCACCATCCTGGCCGGGCTCAAGACGTTCAGCTTGCTGGGCATCGTCACGAATTTTCAGGACATTGGCACCTGGATTGGCGAGGGCATTGCCAAGCTGCAGGGCTACAAAGACAAAACCGATGAGCTGGCGCAAGCGGATAAGGCACGGGCGCAAGTGGCCGAGGAAAACCTGCGCATAGCGCAGGCGCAAACCGAGGCCAACAAGGCGGCTATGGATGCTCAGTTTGAGCTGAGCGCAGCGGCCAAAAGCACCCTGACGGTGTTTGATGATCTGGTGACCAAGGGCAAGACTGCCGCCGAAGCGGTGGCCGAAATAGGTAAGGACTTTGATTTGGCCAGCCTGCCGGGCATTGCCAACGCGGCAGCGGTGCTGGACAAGCTGGCGGCGGACGGCAAGATCAGTGCTGACCAGTTAGGCGCGGCTTGGGCCAATGCCCTCAAAGGTGAAGACCTACAGGCCTTTGAGGTGAAGGCCCGTGTGGCCTTGGAAGGCACCGCGCGCGAATCAGAAAAGTTGGCTGCTGTGATGGATGGCACCTTGCGTGAAGCCATTCGGCGCATCGGCGCCGACTTCGATGTGTTGTCTGGCGGCATGAGCAAAGCGGCGCGCAGTGCCATCAACGACGTCGATACGATCATCAATGGCCTGGATCGCCTGAAGGCGCAGGGTGTGGATGTGGGTCAGGTGCTGGAGCTCAGTTTGAACAAGGCGGTGAAAACAGCGGATAGCCAGGCTGCGATTGAGGCGCTGCGCTCCAGGGTGGAGCAGCTGCGCAATATTCTGGGCGACAAGGTGGCCGACGGACTTTTGAGTCAAATTGAAGAGCAGGCAAAAAAGGCCACTGGGGCGATTTCCGGTCTGGATAGCGCATTGAAAGAAATGGGCATTACCAGCGACAAAGAGTTGAAAAAGGCCGCTGAAGAATCCCGCAATTTGTACGACCAGGTCAAGAACGCCGGGGGCAGCACGCGAGAGCTATCAGAGGCATTCAAGAAAATGGCGGTGGATGCCATTGCAGCCAATGGCGGTGTTGCCAGCGAAGCGCTGAAGAGTGAGGCGGCCATGCGCGGCCTGGAGATCGTCACAGACAGCACCGGCAAGACCATCGTGCGCGCCATGGGCGACGGCGAGAACGCTACCCAGTCTTTTGCGAACGGCGTCAAGAACGCAGCAGGCGAAGTGCAGGGCCTCATGGGCTGGCTGGACCGCCTAGAAAAACGCAACGCCGAAGTCAAGAGCGTACTGATCACCGACAAAGACGGGTTTTCCGTTGACGGCGACGGTAAGCGCATCGTGCAGGCGGTGGACAACCGCACATCTGCGGCCGGCAAGCTGCAGAGCATGGGTGTGGACGAATCCAAGGCGCAGCAGCTGGCATCGACGGTGTACGACGAGCGCGGCAACTACACCCCAAAAAGCTCCGGTTTCTTCCGCAACCCCACTGACACGCTCGACGCCATATTGCAGCGCATGGCCGCAGCTGAAAAAGCACCAGCCGCCGCCATAGGCCGCACCGTCAACGTCAACATCACCACCCCATCAGGCCGCGAGACCGTCACCACCGACGAACAAGGCGCCGCCGCCCTGGTGCGCACCCTGCAAAACGCAGGCCTGGCCGCCCGGGGCTGACCCGCGCCCCTTGGCGCAACGCAGCGCGGCCAGGCACAGGCCCGCTGCCCACACGCCCCAAGGCCCGGGGGCAAATCATTGATGCATTGCACTGTGCCCGCCCCGCGCGCGCGCGGCACAGTCCGGTGCATGACCTCCATCGTGCTCACCCACCCCAGCGCTGGCCCCGGCGCCACGCCCCTGGCGCTGGCCCTGCCGCCCGATCTGCTGTGGGTGGATCAATACGGCTGGCAGCAGGTGGTGCAGTCCAAGGAATACACCACCACCGGCGCGCTGCTGATAGAGGCCTGGGCGAAACAAGCCGGCCAGCCCATGACGCTTAAAGGCGAGCAAGACCGCGCCTGGTGCGAACGCGGCACGCTGGCCACGGTGCGCGCCTGGGCCAGCGTGCCCGGCCTGCAGCTGAGCCTGGCGCACCGGGGCACCACCTACACCGTGGCGTTTGATCACGACACCGCACCCATCACCGCCGATCCGCTCACCGACCTTTTGCAAGGCGGGCAAAGCCGTTACACGGTGCGCGACGAAGCGGGCAACGTGATCGTGGATGCCGACGTTGACTACACCGACCCCGCCGACACAGACCCGTTTGCTGTGACGCTGCGCTTTGTGATTTTGTGACCCTGTTTTTTGATCTGAGGAAAGCTTTATGACCTTGCTTTACAGCCTGTACCAAGTGGGCGGCCAGATGCTGCAGCGCGCTGCATCTGCAGAGCACCCGCTGCCTGTGATGGCCTCAGCTGCTGAGCGCGACAGCGCTGGCGGGCGGTTTGAGCCCAGCGCCTGCACCCACACCTACGGTTACAACGCCAACGGCTTGATCGTGACCGACACCGCTACGGACGGCACCTCAACCTGGGTCAAAACCTACACCTACAACGCCAGCGCCCAGCTGACCGGCGAAACCCAGTGGGTGAAGCAATGAGCGGCCTGACTTTTGCCCANNTGCAAGCCCTGGGCTTTTCCAACAACACCCGTGGCGTCTTCCTGAANNNNGACGACCGCAGCCCGGCATTCGNCAANACCGGNGCNNACACCCTGGCGCTGAAAGCAGGCACCGCCGCCTCTGTGGCCGGGCGGCTGCGCACGTTTGCNGCCGATACCAATGTGGTCATGCCCGCACTCACGCCCGGGACCGACTACGCTATTTACCTCTGCGCAGACGGCACAGTGCGCGCCGATGCCAGCGCCACCGCACCAGCGGGCTACACCACAGCCAACAGCCGCAAGCTGGGCGGCTTCCACTACGGCCTGGTGCCGGTGGGCGAAAC